GACGAACTGACCGTGCTCTCGCTGACCTACGACCCGATCGCGATCTCGCGAGCGCCCGTCGAGATCGGACGCGAGTCGCGCACGCAGACGGTCTCGATCCGGCTGCCGTCGTCGCACGCGTTCGCGCAGCAGTTCGTCGGCGTTCCGCCCGGGCAGAAGGTGACCTGCGTGATCCGCACCGTGCATCGCGGAGACCTGACCGACGTCCGCACCGAGTTCACCGGGCTCGTCCGGACGATCGGCCTCGACAACCTGGCCGCCGAGACCGAGATCCTCGTGATGCCGCTGACCGGCGCGCTCCTCCAGGTCGTGCCGCGCTTCATCTTCTCGGGCCTCTGCAACCATGTCCTCTACGACGGCGGCTGCGGCGTGGCGCGTGCGAGCTTCACGCACACGGGCGTCGGCGCGCTCACGGCCGACCCGCAGATCATCACCGTCTCGAACCTCGACTCGGCGAAGGGCGTCGGCTGGGCGACCGGCGGCTACATCGAGTTCAACGGCGACTTCCGCGGCGTCTTCCGGCACGTCGCGACGAACTCGCTCGTCCTCGCGGTGCCGTTCAAGGAGAGCATCGGCGGGCAGACGCTCTCGGTCTACGCGGGCTGCGACCATTCCTACGCGGTCTGCGGCTCGAAGTTCTCGAACCAGGCCCGCTTCGGCGGCTTCCCGTTCGTCCCCACGAAGAACCCCTTCATCGGAAAGATCAGCCAATGATCGAGATTCTCCCGACCCGCCCGCACTGGCTCATCGGAGTCGTCGCGCTCGCCGCGAAGATCGAAGAGTGGCGCAACCCGCCCGAGGTCGAGGTCTACCAGGCCGAGTTCTTGACGATGTTCCTCATCGCGCTCGCGCTGACCGCGGTCTCGATCCTGCTCCGCCCGAAGCCCGACGACGCGAAGGCCGCCGACCTCGGCGAGTTCGATTTCCCGACGGCGACCGAGGGCCGCCCCGTGCCGCTGGTCTGGGGCACGGTCAAGCTCTCGGGCCCGAACGTGATCTGGTACGGCGACTATCGCGCGAACGAGATCAAGAAGGACGTCTCACTCGCACCCGACCCGGTCGTCGGGCACCGCTACTCGCTCGGCGTGCAGATGGCGCTCTGCCGCGGGCAGCTCGACGGGCTGAAGCGGATCTGGGTCGGCGACAAGCTCTTCTACGACGGCGTGACGCCCTCGCCGCCCGCAGGCGACGGCACGGCGATCGAGTTCGCCGGGCTCGACTACATGGGATTCTATGGCGGCGACGCGGTCGGCGGGAATGGCGGCATCACCGGCCGCTTGCGCTTCTACGACGGCCGCTCGACGCAGACGGCGGAGGACTCCTACCTCGCGGGCTTCCAGGACCCCGTCGCGCCCGGCTACATCGGGACCGCGCACTGCGTCTGGGAGGGCCCGAGCCAGGGCGAATTGAGTTTCGTCTGGAGTGCGCCGGGCGGCTTCAACGTCTCGATCACCTCCCCGATCGGCTACCTCGGGAACTCGCCCTCGATCGACAAGTGGGCCTTCGAGGTCGAGCGCTTCCCGAACACGCTCGGCATCCCGGCCGGGAAGCATATCGTGAACACGCTCGACGCGAACCCGATCGCCGCGATCTACGAGGTGCTCACCGACACCGACTGGGGCATGGGGCTCCCGGGCGCGAGCATCGACACGGCGAACTTCCTCACCGCGGCTTCGACGGTCTACGACGAGGGCAACGGCTTCTCCTGGGTCCTCGATAAGGAGATGGACGGCGACGCGCTGCTCGAAGAGATCGAGCGCCACGTCGACGGGCACGTCTTCATCAACCGCGTCACCGGGCAATATCAGATCGTGCTCATCCGCGGCGGCTACACGCTCGGCTCGCTGCCTCTGTTGGACGAGTCGAACGTGCTCCGCGTCGAGGACTACAAAGAGCAGACCTGGGAGGACACCGAGAACATCCTGCGCGTCCGGTTCACGACGCGCGACGCCGTCGCCGAGGACTACAAGACGACCTACGCCCTCGCGCAGGACATGGGGAACATCCAGAACCAGTCGATCAACAAGCCCGCGACAGTGAAGTATCCCGGCTGCAAGGACCCCGACCAGGCCGCGGTCCTCGCGACGCGCGAACTCCGGCAGCTCACGACCCCGAAGAAGTCCGCGAGCCTCGTCTGCAACCAGTCGCTCTACGCGACGAACCCCGGCGACGTTCTGCGCTGGACGAACGTGAAGCGCGGGATCACCGACCTCCCCGTGCGCGTGACGAAGATCACGCCCGGCAGCCCGGAGGACGGCGAGGTGATCCTCTCGGTCGTCGAGGACGTCTTCCGCCTCGACCCTGCGATCTTCGCCGCGGCGGGCGACACCGGCTGGACTCCGCCCGCGGTCACTCTGGTCGCGATCCCGACCGACGAGGACATCGTGCTCGACATCCCGAGGATGCTCGCGCTCCGCGACACGGCGCAGCCCGGCGCGATCGACCGGATCTGGGTCGGTGCCCGCTATCAGAACGACTCCGCCTCGGGCGTCCGCGTCTACCAGCGCAACGCCTCGGGCACGCCCTCGGGCGCCTACACGCTCGAAGACTACACGATCGGGAGCTTCCTGAAGATCGGGAACTTGAACGCGACGCTCCCGCAGGACACGGCGAACCCGACGACGATCACGACCGAGGACATCCGCGTCGACGACTCGCCCGACGACGTGATCGGAAAGCTCCAGCTCGCCGCGACCGACGCGCAGCTCGGGCAGAACCTCACGAACCTCATCCTCATCGAGGACGAGTTCCTGCTCGCCTCGACCTACGTCGACGGCTCCGGCTTCCTCTCGCTCTCGGACGTCTACCGCGGCGTCGGCGACACGGTCGCGACCGAGCACGCTGCCGGGACCGACGTCTTCGTCGTAGTCGGCGTCCCCGGCTCGACGGTCATCTCGCGAGGCTACAACGTCGACGTCCAGCTCGCGTCGTTCTACGGGACCTTCCAGGAGATCGCGAGCCCGAACACCGTCGCGATCACGCTCAACGACCGGGCCCGGCGCCCCTACCCTCCGCACGACTTGACGATCGAGACGGTCCGCTACCCGACGACCTCGGTCGACCTGGACTCGACGACGGCGACCGGCTCGGGCGACGACCAGGTCGGCTTCGACGCAGCCTGGACCCGGCGCGACTACCGGACCTTCGACGAGCGGACGAACGTGCTCGGCACCGTCCAGTCGGGCTTCCCCTCGGACGACTCGCACGAGAACCGCGTCCTCGTCTACGACACGACCGGCGCCCCCGTGCTCGTCTACACGGGCGAATGGGCCGAGCAGGCGGGCGACGTGGTCACCCGGACCGACACCCTCGCCGGGACCGACGGCATCATGCCCGACTCGATCCGCGTCGACATCGAGACCCGGCACACGTTCGAGAGCGAGGTTCACGAGGCGCTTCAGGTCGAGAGCTGGGAGTTCGACGTCGAATCGACCCTGCTCGACCCGCTCTCGCCCACGAGCGCCGAGGACGAGAACGTCGAGAGCGCGGCCTTCGTCGCGGGCGAGAGCGGGACCTACACGTTCAAGCTCACCGGGACGGGCATCCTCTCGACCGGCATCCTCGAAGCCCGGATCAACGCGGGCTCCTGGACGACCGTCATCTCGACCGGGACGGCCTCCGGGACGCTCGCGGGCGTCACCGCGACCGACTCGGTCACCTGGAGGCACACGCAGGCGACGGGCGGCGTGAACGCCCTCCTCCTGATCGAGGCGCCCTCTACGGCCGACGAGGCCTTCGGCATCCTGAAGACTTGACCAGGGCCCGCCGCGCGTGCTATCATGAGTGGCGAAAGGAGGTAGGGCACCTATGCTCGACGATCGTGATCGCGACCTCGTGAAGGTGACCGTCCGGGAAACCCTGGAGCAGGTCGGAGTCGACACGAAGAACCCCGCAGAGACCCGCGCTGACATGGCCTGGCTTCGCGCTGCGCGCAAGCTCTGGATCGCCGTCCTCGGCGCAGTCATAACGGCCGCGACCGTAGCGGCCGCGATGTCGCGACACCTTCCGAACATCCCATAGAACCGGGAGGTCCAGAGCGTGACGACCCGCGAGAAGGTCGCCGCGGCCTACGAGCTGCACGGCGACAACGTCTCCGCCATTTCCCGCGAGTGCGGGATCGACCGCTCGACGGTCCGGCATCACCTCAAGAAGCTCGGCGTCTATGGCAAGCCCATCGCAGGCGGCCGCCTCCTCGACACCGACATCGTCTCGCTCGAACTCCCG